CGTATATAAGGCAATGACTACCTTCAAGTATACGCAAAGGATTTGACATACGCATTGACATAAGTGCTTCCGCACCTATAAGTGTATCTCCTGTTCCAAAGAATGTATTGCCAAACTCTTGGTCAAACTGCAATTGTGACGTATTGGATATAGTCTGTTTCTTCCAGTCTTCATCTCGATCTGGAACATCCCACCAGTCCACTCTAAACGGTTTGAACTCGTTTACCTTTTGAACCGCACCTTCCCATATCTTGTAGTACATGTTACCGATACCGTTTGCGGTAGATGTGATAATCACCTTGGTATTCTTACCTGATGAAATAACTGGATAGGTAGATGTATAGAACTCTGATGCCTTTTCAACAAATGCAAACTCGTCCAGATATAGAAGTGATACAGACATACCACGAATAGACGAACCTGACGTAGCGGCGGCAATAATCCGAGAATTATTGGAAAACTCGATAGAACCTTTGTTTAGTGCTTTACATCCTGGTTGGAGAAAGAACGGTAGATTCTCCAACATAAGAGAAACCCGACCCAACATCTCACGTGCAGTCGCACCTTTGTTTGCAAGAACTGCAATGATCTTCTCAGAGTGAAACAATGCATACCATAGGAGATATGCAACAGACGATATAGATTTACCTGACTGTCTACACGCAAGTACCACACTAAAACGATTGTCGTCAAAGTGTTGGAACATCTTTTCCTGATATGGATATAGATCGAAAGGTACTAAACCCTCGTCAAGCGATATCACCTTGCAATATGTCTTTGCAAAGTGTGTAGGGTTTTTCATACACTTTCGGTATTCTAGGAGATTTTCTTCAGTCCAATCTTCTAATACACCATCGCGTTTTACGTTGGGATTACCTAGATAGGTCTTACTCGGATGAATCATTCGGTGTCACGTCTACCATCTTATCTTGTTCTTGAAGCATTCTCTGCAAATCAGTTGTTGAACCTACAAATAGATTTTGATTTGTAGTACCACTGACTTGTTTCTCATCTTTATTTATGTCTTTGGTTTTCTTCTGTAGATCCATCAATCTATCAGTTACATCTGAAACGTTTTTGATCATACCAGACAGCACTTCAAACGCACGAGGGTGTTCACTCTCACGTGCAAACTGCATCATTAGATCTAGAGACTCCTGACCTTTTTGGATTAGGTCGTAGTAGGTATCTCTGGAGTGGTCATAGTCTGATTTTATTTGGTCAGAATCGCTCATCATATTTTCTCACTTGTTATGCACTATCCACCGTATTTGTAATGGTTGTAGTGAATCCATAATCACTATCGGCAGAAGCACCAAGAGGATTAGGTAGGATATTTATTTTTGAAACCCAAGAGTCTGAGTCTCCAGAACCAGCACCGATAAGATATTGGTTTGTCTCAACGTCACGTATGATTTTACCAGCATTAAATGGTCCGTAGAAGTTGGCATGCATTTCAAAGTCTAATTGATAATTAATAACTCTTCGATCTCCAACTGCACCTTCATATGTGTCTGAGTATGCTACACCTTGAAGAATGATCGGAACATCTTCTTTTACGTCTGCATAGTCAGAGAATGGTTTGATTGTCAAACTATACTGTGGTGTAAAGTATGGCAAGATCTGTTCTAGTATCTGCAATCCGTCGTCCTGACTTTTTGCATACAAATTCAATTGAAAAGAAATAGTGTATGGAACATAGTTGTATATTTTATTTCTTGATACGACTGAAGTGTCTGATGGTATTGATTTCTGAACTTTTCCCATTTTTTGCAATTGTCGTTCTGGTGCGTATGTAAAGGCAAGCATTTCAAATGACATTCTAGGTAACTTGATTGACATACCAGTGTCCGTTCCAAGATCTGGATTCTCACGAATTCGAATCAGTGCTTGATCTCTAGGTGCATATGCAATAGGAACTTTAACAGTACCAATAGTTGAACCAGCAGAGTTGTGCCTCAAAACATATATGTTGTTAAACAAAGAACCAAACATCGCAACACTTTTGCGTATTCGTTCATGATAAAAATAACTACCTAACATTACTGTGGATCTCCAAACGGATTACTTTCAGTGAAATCCAAGAACGACATATCCGTTGCAGTCGTTTCAAATTGATCATTTTGTTCTGTCTTAGAACCTTCGATACTCTGTGTTATGGCAGTTGGTGTACAGAATGCTCTAGAATCGTTTCCTAGCACCGCAATACCTGTAACCAGATTTGAGAAACTTCCAGAAGTATTTCCTACATGAATAACGTCAAGAACATTAGAAGAGTCATTCCAAGCATGAACTTCTCCAGTATTGTCAGTTCCATCTGCTAGATACTGCGTTATCTTCTCACCTATTTTGTAACCAGGTCCAGAACTATCCATAGTCAGTTTATATACGTATGCATATTTTTCTGCTTCTTGATCTATGGCATTACCAGTGTTGAAGTCTTCATCTGCATACTCAAATTTCTCACAACGTAATTTGAACGTTGGTAGATTGCTCAACTGATAGAAAGGTGATTCATGCTCTACGTGTGTTATCTTGAAGAAAGACTTTGACAATGCTAGATATATTAGATCACCCTCTAGTGGTCTTGTACCAGTCATTTCATTATCGTACCGAAGAACCATTTCTTTCCATCTTGTTTTGGATACAACAAAAGTTGCTTCGTCACGTATCTCTACACCAAACTTAGTAAATAGATCTCCTTCACCGTCGAATCCGTCGGTGTTCTCAATATACATTTCTACTTTGTGAGATGAGTTGTAACTGGATTGCACGTCTTCACCGAGAATAGTGTCTTCGTTGACAATATCTCTTGGAAGATAGTAAACGTCCTGACCATAGATTTTCAAAGATTCTATAATAATATCTTCGTAAAGTCTCTGTTCGCCTTTTACAACCTGTGAGAAATAATGGTTTACTGCCATAACGTTATCCTATAAAGAAGTCTACAGGAGTTTCAAACGTCATTCTTATTTCCTCTTTTAGTCTGGTTATATCTTCTCTTGCATCATCGAATATCTGTCTACCATTCAATGTGACACCGCCAGGCAGAACCATACCTTCAAACTTGATAAGGTTTGATCCCCACTGACGTTTTAGACACGCAGTCGCATAATCTTTTAACCACATATCGTTCCAAGTTGCCGTGAATGTTGCCATACTAACTGACTGATAGCATTCGAATATAATGTATTCACCTGCTTTGACATCTTTATCTTCGAAGTCTCCGTGAATATAAACTCTATTTCCATGTCTAACATAAGTAGTCTGTGGACTACCATTAAGTTTTTGATCCAACAAAGATAGATATTGTTGCATCTGTTCGTAGTATGCCAAATCCCCTGCAAAGTTCTGGAGATCAGCAATGTCATTAAGCATCATTTGATACTTGATGTCAAAGAAATTAAATGATGTGTTGAAAGAACTCGCAACTGGAAACATCCGAGTTACGTATAAAATAGTTGTATCACCCAAACTGATGTATCCATTAGACACATCGTCGGCAGTCACTAAATGTGATTTGTATATTCTTTGTACTGCGTCGTTATGATATTCTTGCCAATACTGTATAGACTCATCAATACAATCCTCTTGTTGATCAGGATCGATGTTGATCTCAATAACAGGATCGCCCAAGCGACGCATACAAATTTCAAGAAATGTTGCTCGTGATGATGCAGTTGCCATTTTTAGTTCCTATTTTATTCTATTTAGTTAAGCAGAGTTCCACCAGAATTGTATACATTGATCCTATAGTGTGATCCGTGTTGTCCGTCTAGTTGATCTGCATTTAAATTTGTTACGACTGAAGACGATGATGTAGTAATTGTACCAAAGTTTGCAGTGCCGACAACTGAGAAGTTATCGTTGATTGTTGTTTCTGATGTCGTGTGACCGATCTTGACTGCAACACCACTGGAAGCAGTTGCAATTCGTAAAGCACCTTTACCCTGTTTGATATAACCATCACTGTCATCTGAATAGATTTGTAAATCATCGTCTGCACCAAACTTAACTATCTTATCATCACCAAGAGCGATATTTCCACCAGCAAGGGTATTACCACTTCCATCAAATACCATAGCGGCATTGCTACTAGCACCTGATTTAATAGTAAGTGCACCAAATAGTTGAGTGAATCTACCGAATTCAGTACCACCATCTTTTAATATGATATCAGCACTATCAGCATCTAGTGTGATATCTCCACTGGCATCAACGGTAAAATTTGTTGCATTTATTGTTGATGCTATTACGTCAGAGTCTAAAGTTTTATTTGCCAACGTATCTGTTGATATACGAGATACCAATGTTGAGTTACCACCAGTAGGTAATGTCAATACATCGGACGCACCAGCAGAGTGTGGTTGTGATTGAAGTGTTTGTGCATGAGCATTACTTACTTCACAATAGAATAATAGTTTTCCTACTGAACCACTGTTAGTTCTTAGATCAATTTGCCCACCTTGAACAGTAAGATCATCTCCAACTTCTAGGTCACCAGCGATGGTGACGTTAGTTCCACCTGTAG